TGATGCTCCACTACTCTGGATTCATGCGCTGTTCATTCTCTGCACTGAGGGAATGACAGCTTATTATAATTATACAGATGAAGATGAGAAGTATGGAACTTACGAAAAGACAGAATATGAGGAAGCGACTGAAACTCATCAAATAACTACTTGTCCCCAGTGTGGAATGGAAGTAGATGACCAGTTAGTTTCTCAGTATAAAGATAAATTTAATCCTGGGGATAAAGATGTTCCCCTGATGGATGCATTAGGAGAATATCAGGATCTCTGCCCGAACTGCATGGCTGTTGTAAACATGCAGATTCAGAATAAGGAACTAATAGTTACTAGGATAGTAGGAAAGACAAGTAATCCCAAGTCTAGACAGTGCATGGAAGTGTACGGAGGACTGAATGTTAAAGTCCCTATCTACGCTAGGAATCAGGAAGGCTGTCCTTATCTATTCTTATACTACGAAGATAATATCGGCAATATTCTTGCTGAATATCCTGATCTTGTTAATGTTGTTACCAGCCGGAATAGTTCTGAAGGTGGGTACTATAATCAATACGAGGCTTGGGGCAGACTCTCCGTTCAATACCGTGGAGAAATGCCTATTAATAATCGTACTGTTAGGAAGTGTTGGTTACGCCATGCGGCCTTCCATGGCGCGCTTGGACAGGATGAGGAAGCAATAGATTTATTAAAGAAGAAATTCCCTAACGGTTGTTATGTAATCTTTATCAACGATCAGTTCGCAAAATGTTGCAATGAGAATTTAGATGACCATTGGACTCTTACTTATAATCCTCTATCCGATTCTGTACATTGCGATCCTCTCGGATCTCTGTTGGTATCTGTTCAAGAGATTACCAATGACCTTTTATCGCTGATTCTCCAAACAGTTGAACATGGAATAGGCCAGACTTTCGTAGACCCGATGGTATTGAATTTAAATGCCTATCGGAATACTGAAGTTATACCTGGGGGAATTTATCCTCTCAATCAGGTTAAGTCTGGACAGCCGGTAGCGAATTCATTCTTCCAAGTTAAGACTGCTACTCTCAGTTCTGAGGTAATGCCGTTCGCTGAGAAGATACAGACTCTAGGTCAGTTAGTCTCCGGTGCTTTACCTAGTCTTTTTGGTGGAGCATTAACAGAATCTAATACTGCATCAGAATATTCCATGAGTAGGAGTCAGGCTTTACAGAGACTTCAGAATACTTGGAAGATGATGACAGCAGCTTGGAAGAAAGTATTTGGGAAGGTCATTAATCAGTATATTGAATGTGCAGTTGAGGATGAGAGAATAGTTCAGAAGGGGCCTCTTGGGGGATTTATTAACTCTTTCATTAGACTCTCAGAGATAGAAGGTAAGATAGGAAGTATTGAATTAGAGGCCAACGAAAATCTCCCGATTACTTGGAATCAGAAGAAAGATATTGTTATGCAGCTTTTGATGTCTAATAATCCTGAGATTCTTTCTATACTTGGCGCGCCCGAGAACCTCTATCTAATAAGAGAAGCTATCGGTCTGGATAATTTCATAGTCCCCGGTGAAGATGACAGAGCTAAACAGTATGAGGAGATACAGCAGTTATTAGAAAGTCAGCCTACACAGATACCTTCTCAGCAAGTAATGGGTCCGATGGGCCCAATAATGTCAGCGCCTCAGGAAATTCCATCAGTCCAAATTGACCCTGAGGTAGATAAGCATCCTATACACTTTGAGATATGTTGCGCATGGGCTGTATCTGTAGCCGGACGTACAGCTAAAATAGAAAATCCAGATGGTTATAAAAATGTATTGCTTCATGCTCAAATGCATCAGCAAGCTATGATGCAACAGCAGATGCAGAGTATGGCTCCTCAACCTGGGAATGGTGCGCCAATTGAGAAGCCCGGTGAAAATACTTCAGCACCCATACAGCAAGAGAGCGACGTAAATGTCCAACACTGATTCTCCTGACGGACCTATTGAATTAACTACCTCTGATATTGAGAGGATGTTTGCTGAGGATGCTGAGGATATCAAGGATACCCCCGAAGAAAAAGAAGATACAAAGGAAGATGAAACTGAACTGCCTAAAGAGGAACAGGAAGAAGAACTCGAACCTGAAATCCAAGAGGCCATAGCGGATATAGACGATGAAGATGAGCCTAAGATAGATGAAGATGAAGTAGTAGATATACCAAGAAGGAAAGAAATTCTTGCAAAGTACCCGGATTTATTTAAAGATTTTAAATTTTTAGAAAGAGCCTTTTATAAGGTTTCCGAATACGATAATATCTTCCCTTCTCTTGATGATGCGAAGGCTACTGTAATTCAGGCTCTTACTCTTAAGAGAATAGAGCAAGATATTAATACAGGAAATCTCGATAATCTGTTTAAAGGAATCAAACAGACCGATGCTGATGGATGGAATCGCTGTATGGATAATCTGCTTAAGGCAGTCCATACAGTTGACAGTCAAGCATACGGAACAATTTTAAGGAATGTCATGTCCAATGTAATTAATGGACTTGAAGCGGATGGTAAGGAATACGATAACGAATCCTTAAAGAGTACTGCTAAGGTTCTTAAGGATGTATTTTTTGGTAATAAAACTCCGGAGCAGGTTAAGTTAGGTAAAGAAATTAAGACTGACCCTGAGGCTGAGAAATTAAATCGTGAACGTCAAGGTTACGAACAGCAAAGATATGATAATTCTTTGCAAGAAGTCACAGAAGGTATACAGGCTTCTCTTAAGAGCTGGATAGACCAGGCTATTGATCCCAAGGGTTCTATGAGTCCTTATGTTAAGCGTAATGCTACTAAGGATGCCTTGGAGTTCTTAGAAAATGACCTTAGAAATTCTAAATCATTACAACCCATAACTCAGAGACTCTGGCAGAATGCAAGAACTAATAATTATTCTAGAGAGTCTCTTAATAAAATCGTGAACGCTTTCAAGGGACGCGCGAAAACGCTGTTGCCTTCAGCCATAAAAAAGGCCCGCGCAGAAGCTATGAAAGATTCTCGTGTTAATAAAGGTCCTGAAAAGACCGAAATTAAATCAGGGAGAGTCGCAGCCCCAGTAAAGAGCGACCGTACAAGTGGAAAGAAGGACCCAATGCTTAGACCAGATGGTAGTCGAATGACTACTGAAGAATACTTTAATTCCTAGCAGGGACTAACCAATGTCAGTTTCAGCAGCACGAGAGACTACTATACAGTTCTCCGGTGATTTAGAGTTAAGCGTTACTGAAGTAGCAGCGACTAATACTAATTCTCCGGGTCAGATAGCTGTAGTGGATTTGGTTGCTACCAATAACACTATAACTGTCCCGACTGCTGGTAGTACTCAACCAACTGCTGTTACTATTGTACCCCCCGCAGGTAATACTGCACCCATTACCTTAAAGGGGACTAATGCTGATACTGGTGTGGCTCTGCATAGTACTGGTCCAACTACACTCGCTCTCTATACTACAACGAGTTTAGTTTTATCAGTAACAACTACTGTAGCCGGTGTCCGGCTAGTGTGGAGCTAAATAATGTCAGTTACAGATAACAGTTCTGTAATCGGAACAGAATTAGAGCGGGTTCGTCCGAAGCTCGAAACTGTTTACGAGTACGATGATAAGTTTTTTACCTCTATTGATAAGAAGGATGTCGAAGTAATCTCTAATCGTCAGATGAGAGTTCCGCTGGATTTACGTCCTGGTGGTTCATTCTCATATTTTAATCCTGATGGTGGGGATTTAGGTCGTGGTACTGGTCCTCAGTGGGATAAGGCTACTCTTAATTCTGTGTTCCTTGCAGAAGCTATAGAGTATACGAAGCTTGCTGAATGGGGTACTAACTCCGACCGTAAAGCTGTAGTCAATGCCGTGCGCAAGTTAATGGCAAAGGTTACAGATGAATTCCGTCGCCAGATTGATGGTAATACGATGGGCTCTGGTACTGGTGTTGTTGGTACCATCTCTGGTGTTACTACTTCTGGTGGTGTTGATACGTATACCCTTGGTACTGATGGATTCGGTGCTCGTCTTGTCCGATTCAATCAGACAGTCCAGGTTTTTGATGCTACCTTAGCTACTAATAAGGGCGCTGGACTTATTACCATGTGGGATGTGGAGAATAAGCAGATTTCTGTTACTCCTGCTATTGCCGGTGCTACTACTACGGATGTTCTCGTAGTGAATGGTATCAGTTCTCCTGCTTCACTTCCCGGTTTGTATGGTATTGCTTATCAGCACTCGAATGCTTCGACAGGTACTTGGCTTGGATTTTCCCGAGCTAATACTCCTGAAATTCGAAGCAATCGTGTTAACGCAGCTTCTTCAGGCTTCGCGCTTCCTTTCCCACGTCTTGCTATCAATAAGATTGGCAATCGCGTAGGAATTGATAACAAGTTCAAGCCTAAGGCTTGGATGCATCCTTGTCAGAAGCAGGCATATGAGGAAGTTGGTCAGTTAGTTTCTGTCATATACAAGCAGCCTAAGGAAGAAGGGCTGGATATGTATTTTGATAGAATGCAGATGGCGGGCGCGCCCGTCGAGGACCACTTCAATTGGAATCAGACTCGTATTGATTTCGTTGATGGTAATGTTTGGGGTCGTGGTGAAACACTTCCTATCGGATTCTATAAGACAGACGGTAGGAATGTGTTTGAAATCAGAGGCGCATCCGGTGGTGTTGCTACTTCGGACATCTTCTACATGGTGACTGGATTCCAGTACTTCCTGACGAATCCGGCAGCTACTGCCTATATTGATAATCTGGCAGTTCCTTCTGGGTACTAAGGAGATAAATCATGAGTACTCAGGTTACAGTTACTGGTAAAACGGGTCCGGGGGTTACTGTTACGGCAGCTGTCTATACTGATGTTCAGTCTTTCTCAGTTAATGCTAACAATGCGATTCTTACATTGTACACTAACTCTGGACAGACTATTCAGGTGGATATTGCCGGTAAAACGACATTTACTGTTACCGCAGTTGGTACAGCAGCTCCTATGTCGTATACCGTTTCCATTAGCTAAAGGAGTGGTTCATGTTTCCAGGAACTACTACTAAGCTTTCGGAAGAATTACTGGCAAGTGCTGCTAGTATTTCACCTAAGCATGATATGGTTCGTTTGTCAGGTTCTACAGCAATTGCTACTATTGTTCCCGAATTTGGTGGGGGTTTTAGTGGTGTATTGTTTTTAGTTCCTGTAGATGGAACATTAGGCTTACTGACTACTGGCAATATTGCTGTAGCCGTAACAATGGCTCAGAACCAGGTTACTGTGCTTGTTTATAGTAAAGCAGCAGGAGTCTGGTATCCTGGGGCTATTAGCTAGGAGAGGAAATGGCGTCCCCTGATTCTAACTTTCAGCAGTTAAGTTCAGTTCAGAGTAATCAGCAGATTGGTCCTGCTACTATTGCTGCAGCGGCCACTATTGCCCCTATAACGTTTATTACGTTTATATCGGGCACCACAAACATCGCTACTATCACTCCGCCTGTGACTGGTAGCGTTGAATTAGTGCTTATCTTTACTAATGCTTCTCCTGGTTCGTTTTTAACTACGGGGAACATTAAGTTAGCACTTACCACGATTACTCAGAATATTCCAGTGCTTGTTTTCTGGAATCCCCTTGAGAATAAGTGGTACGCTAAGTAGCTAGGAGATACGGGGGAGGGGAAACTCTCCCCTGTATTAACAGATGGATATATCAGTAGCCCAATTAATTGAAGGATGGATGTCTTTACCAGAATTACTCTGGTTAGCCCAGCGCGCTCAAGAATGTAATATTATAGTAGAATTCGGTTGTTATCACGGACGGTCCACACGCGCTCTTGCAGATAACACAAATGGAATTATATATGCTGTGGACCCCTGGGATGGAAAGTATTATAAAGACGACGGTAGTAATTTAAATATTCATAACGACTGTTTTGAATTATTTGAACGAAATCTTAAGCATCATATTGCATCAGGTAAAGTAATCCCAATTAAAGATTATTCATGGGCATTTAAATGTCCCAAACAAGCAGATTTAGTTTTTATAGATGGTGATCATCGTTATGAACATGTAAAGGATGATATAAAACATGCTTTAAAGTGTGTGGCAATACCCGGAGGAATTATTTCAGGTCATGATTACGGAAGGGCTGACTGGCCTGGAGTAAGAAAAGCAGTAGATGAAATGTTTCCAGAAATTGAATTAACCGACACGATTTGGAGCGCCCGGCTATGAAGATAATGATTGGAGTCTCAACCGCAGGATATCTAAGAAATTCTAGTTTTCTTGAATATTACGCAGCTATTCAGCGTCCGGTTAACTCATTAGGTGCTTTTGTACATGGTCAGAGTCCCGCGCGTGGCAGGAATCATTTATTTCAGTTAGCTATACAACAGGAATGCACTCATATTCTCTTATTAGATGATGATGTTTGTCCGCCTCCTGATATTATAGAAAAGCTAATTCGACATGATAAAGATATTGTAACGGGAATATTACTTAAGAGAGACTTTCCACATCATCCTATTCTTGGATATACGACAGATAAAACAGGTAAGTGGGGAGTTCAGTTTCTGAATAATCTTCCTGGAGAAGGTCTTATACCTATTAAGACCTGTGGACTGGGATGTGTCTTAATTAAGACTAGTGTACTCAAAACACTTGAACCTCTTAATGTTACACAACTTGACGAATCAGCACCCCCTGCTTGGGTAACATTAGGAAATCCCGTTCCTGACCACTGGTGTGATG